GACCTCACTTTTTAAAATCAATATCCCAACGCCAGTCATGGCGGGTGTCAGAACACCTGTTAGACAGTTTGCTTCGTGTGTCCTTGTTGACAGTGACGATACCCTTGATAGTATCTTCGCAAGCGATATGTCGATTGGTAGATACACTGCACAAAGAGCAGGAATTGGAATCAATGCAGGACGCATTAGAGGCGTCAATGCAAAAATCAGAGGCGGCGAAGTTGCCCACACAGGAATAATACCATTCCTTAAAAAGTTTGAAGCAACTGTACGTTGTTGTACACAGAATGGTGTACGTGGCGGATCAGCAACTACACACTTCCCGTTTTGGCATCAAGAGATTGAAGACATCCTTGTACTAAAGAACAACAAAGGTACTGAAGACAATAGAGTACGTAAGTTAGATTATTCAATTCAACTTAACAAAACAATGTATGAAAGACTATTAGCCGGACAAGACATAACTCTTTTCTCGCCACACGATGTGCCAGGCTTGTATGAAGCATACTTTGGTGATGCAGATAAGTTTAAAGAACTATATGAGACATATGAACGTAAGACAAGTATTAAAAAGAAAAAGATTCCTGCAATGGAATTGTTTTCAGCACTAATCAAAGAACGTGCAGAAACAGGACGCATTTATATTATGAATGTTGATCATTGTAATACACACAGTTCATTCAAAGACACAGTTTATATGAGTAACTTGTGCCAAGAAATTACATTACCAACAAAACCACTACAACATATTGATGACGACAAAGGTGAAATTGCATTGTGTATTTTAAGTGCAATTAACGTTGGAGTAATTAAAGACTTAGAGGACTTAGATGAACTATGTGACTTAGCAGTTAGAGCACTAGAAGAAATTATAGATTATCAACGTTATCCTATTAAGGCGGCAGAGATTAGCACAAAAGCAAGACGTTCATTAGGTGTAGGTTATATTGGACTTGCACACTATCTTGCAAAAAACAAAGTTAAGTACGATGATCCTAAAGCATGGAAACTTGTACACGAACTTACTGAAGCATTTCAATATTATTTGCTAAAAGCAAGTAATGATCTTGCAAAAGAACGTGGTGCATGTGAATATTTTGACCGCACTAAATATAGTGACGGCATACTTCCTATTGATACGTACAAGAAAGAAGTTGATGACATAGTTAAGGTAAAATTAAAATATGATTGGACTGCTTTACGCAATGGTATTAGACAACACGGTTTACGGCACAGCACATTGTCCGCACAAATGCCTTCAGAGAGCAGTTCCGTTGTGTCGAACGCCACCAATGGAATCGAGCCACCTAGAGGATACTTGTCCGTTAAGAAAAGCAAAAAAGGGCCTCTTAAGCAGATTGTTCCGCAATTCCAGAGTTTAAAAAATTATTACACGTTGTTGTGGGATATGCCAAGCAACGAAGGGTATATCAAAACAGTAGCAGTGATGCAGAAGTTTTTTGATCAAGCAATAAGCGGTAATTGGTCATATAATCCAACTCATTTTGAAAATAATGAAGTTCCAATGAGCCAGATGATACAAGACTTACTAAATACCTACAAATTAGGATGGAAGACATCATACTATCAAAATACGTATGATTATAAAACTGATCCAAGCGAACTAATTGACGAGCCATCACACCCAGTTGGTTGGCATGACAATGTAAAAGAGGGCCCAGTTGAACGAGTTGAGTTCAACGGAACTGATGAAGAATACGAAGAATATTGCGAAGCATGTGCAATTTAGGTTGACATCTCCGTAAATTCAGTGTATAGTTATATAGAAGAAGTAAAAGAGGAAAGCAAATGGCAAAGACTGTCTTTAATAAAGAAAAAGTAGACTTCACCAAACAGAACATGTTCTTTGGTGCAGATCAGAACACACAGAGATATGATGTATTCAAATTCCCTGTATTCGATAAACTTAATCAAACTATGTTGGGTTATTTTTGGAGACCTGAAGAAGTAAGTCTACAAAAAGATAGAGCAGACTTTGCTAACTTTCGACCAGAGCAGAAACATATTTTTACTGCTAACCTAAAGTATCAAACATTACTTGATAGTGTACAAGGACGTGGACCATGTTTGGCATTTTTGCCACATGTATCATTACCTGAACTAGAAGGTTGTATTGTTACTTGGGACTTTTTCGAAACAATTCATAGTCGTAGTTATACACACATTATGAAAAATGTTTATGCTGATCCAGCAGAAGTGTTTGATACTATTCTTGATGATCAAAAGATTATTGATAGAGCAGTAAGCGTCACTAAACACTATGATCAATTTACAGAAGCCGCCGATGCATTTACGTATCGCAATGAAGGTAATATGTACGAAGTTAAGAAAAAACTTTATATGGCAATGCAGACTGTAAATATCTTAGAAGGTTTACGTTTCTATGTATCATTTGCTTGTACCTTTGGTTTTGGAGAATTAAAACTAATGGAAGGTAGTGCAAAGATTATTTCACTTATTGCTAGGGATGAAGCACAACATTTAGCACTTAGTACTCACATTTTAAAACTGTGGGCACAAGGCAAAGATGATCCAGAAATGGCTAAGGTTGCAAAAGAGTGCGAAGAAGATGTTTATGAACTATGGCGTGAGTGCGTTGCGGAAGAAAAAGACTGGGCTGAATACTTGTTCAAAGACGGAAGTATGATTGGTTTAAACGCCACACTACTACATCAGTATGTAGAATACATTGCAAACCGTCGATTAAAGGCGCTGGGAATGAATACTATATTCGATGCACCAGTTAACACTAACCCATTACCTTGGACACAACATTGGTTAAGTTCATCAGGATTACAAGTTGCTCCTCAGGAAACTGAAGTTGAATCTTATATTATTGGTGGAATTAAACAAGACGTAGACAAGGATGCACTTAAAGGATTCAGTTTATGAGTATAGAAATTTGGGGTAAGCCTGCTTGTCCCTCATGCAATAGAGCAAAGGCTTTATGCGAATCAAGAAAGTTTGATTTTGTCTATAAAGAACTTGGAAAAGATTTTGACAGAGATGTTGTCTTGTCTGAGTTTCCAGGAGCAAGAACGTTTCCACAAATCAAGGTACATGGAAAAAACGTAGGTGGTTATGAACAGTTTGTCCAATACATAGACGATACTGGGTATAACGGAACAGGACACGGATAATATATGTTAATAGAAGCACCATACAAGGTAGGGGATACCTTATCTTTCAAACTCAGCAGTGGAGAAGAAATTGTTGCAAGACTTGATGCAGAGTCTGACAAATCTTATACACTTTTAAAACCAATGGTAATTATTGCACAACAACAAGGATTAGGTCTAGCACCTTTCATGTTTAGTGTAACACCAGACGGTAAATTTAATCTAATGGCAACATCAGTTGCTTGTATTGCAAAAACGGAAAGTGGAATTGCCAAGCAGTATATCGAAAAGACTACTGGCATTGCACTATAATAACCATAGGAGAAAAACATGACGTTACATGAACAAATCGTGCAAGCATTTAATAACTATCTTGCAGAAGCAGAAACATTTGATGACAAAGGTGTTAAAGCGGCCGCAACAAGAGCACGTAAGGCACTAGGTGACTTAGGTAAACTTACCAAAGGCCGTAGAGCAGAAATCCAAGAAAAAAAGAATGCAATGTAATGAGCAGTCAACGGCGATGGCTTAAACTTTGGGCTAGAACTGTTGGTATGCCTATTGGCATTAATGACGACGATAAGCCGGAGTTTCTTCCAATTACACAAACTGATGTAAAGAAGGCTCTGGCTTTTCGTACCTTTTGGATTGTATTACATGTTTTGACATGTTTTGCAATTATAGCAGGAAATGGAAGAGTATTAGAATTATGGTAGAACTTACACCAGAAATATCAGATTTTATGGACACAATAAAACGTCCTGACAAATATACAAATATAGATTACATTACACCACTTAAAGATCATTTTGGTTTATCTGACAAACAAGCAGAAAGACTACGCCATGAGTACGTAGCACATATTTTTAAACGTATGCCGTTTGGTGATCCAGACGCAAGAGGCTAGAATAATCATTAACTTATAAATATTGTATGCGATATTTTTTAAGTCAATGTGAATACAAATGGACGCATGCCAAAAAAAGCAGAATGGAAAATATGTGGGTTATGCGTGAACTTGGCCAAGAACTTTGGAAACAATGCAATCAACCAGGGTTTGATTTAGTTTTAATTAGAAGCAATAGCCAAACATTTCCAGGAGACACATATTGTCGTTGTGATATATATGTTGATGTTGAAGATTCAAAGGCAGGCACGATGTTTGCAATTAAGTATTCAGATTATGCAAAGCCTGTAACTAAAGTTCAGTAAACCCTTTTTCCCTATCAAGATATTTGTAATCAATCTTAACAGGATCCCATTTTTCTAACGCATCAAATATAATTTGCTTATCTAATTCACCGCAAGTATAAACATCAAGTTGAACAAGTCCAGGACTTCCTTCGTCCCAAACATGTATTGCTACATGACTTGTTTCGATAATAGTTACACAAGTTAAACCTCTGTTGCCTTCCATCTCACAATATTTTGCATAAGGTCCCATCATTATTTTCATACCGATGTCGCGGATAAGATTAGATGACCAATCAAGAATATTTTGTTCGTATCGTGGAGGATTACTACACTCTGCTCTAACTATTAAATGTTTGTGTTTGATCATAAATTTAGACATATTTATTATTTATAGGTTGACAATATTTGAAAGTGACTGTATAAATAAGTTGTTAATGTTGAAACAACATGGACACATATTGGACCTCGGGGCAGTACCGAGCAGGTCCACCATAAACACTTTGTAGTTACCAGAACCTGATGGTACCCACAAGTAAGGACAGAC